CAGGATTTGATGGAAACCTTTGGAAATGGGAATATCCAGACTATAATAAAGCATATATGGTGGTGGCTGACGTTGCACGAGGAGATTCTACGGATTATTCCGCTTGTCATGTAATAGATATAGAACAAGCAACTCAAGTTGCAGAATATAAAGGTAAATTAGATACAAAAGATTTTGGAAACTTCTTAGTTGCATTAGCAACAGAGTATAATGAAGCATTATTGGTGGTTGAGAACGCAAATATAGGTTGGGCGGTAATCCAACAAATAATAGATAGGTCTTATAAGAATCTTTTTTATATGAGCAAGGATTTAAAATATGTAGATGTAGAACATCAAATGACTAATAGGTACAGAGCTGAAGAAAGAGGAATGGTTGCTGGATTCAGTACTACACAAAAAACAAGACCATTAATAATATCAAAGTTAGATGACTATTTTAGAGAAAAATCAGTTACAGTACGTTCTCATAGATTGATAGATGAGTTATTTACATTTATATGGAAGGGGAATAGAGCAGAAGCAATGAAAAGTTATAATGATGACTTGGTTATGAGTTTCTCAATCGGATTATGGGTTAGAGATACAGCTTTAAGATTAAGACAAGAAGGAATTGATTTAACTAAGAAAACATTAGGTGGAATCACATCTGAACAACATAGTGGAATCTATGGAGGAACTCCAGCTGGGTTAGAACATAACCCTTGGACACAGCGAGTTGGTGATAGAGATGAGGATTTAACTTGGTTAATTAACTAATATATAAAATTATTATATTTATAGGATATAGGAGTTTTATTTAGTAAAGATAATAAATATTTAAAACAAAAACAAAAACAAATGGCAGATACTTCATTTTTCGGTAGATTAAGAAAACTATTTTCAGCCCAAGCTATTGTAACAGTAGATAGTAAAGGAAGAAGAAGAGTTGCAGACACCGATGAAAGACAAATTACTAATTTATCTCATCTAAGAGATAGATATACGAAACTTCAGAAATCATACTATGAACAAGCTGGAGGTGCACAATCAATGGCATACCAACAAGTTCGTAGAGAGATATTCAGAGATTACGATGCTATGGATAATGACCCAATTATCGCATCAGCACTCGATATATACGCAGATGAATCTACATTAAAGAATGAATATGGTGATGTATTAACAATTCGTTCAAAAGATTCAGAGATACAAGCTATTCTAAACAATTTATTCTATGATGTACTAAACATTGAATTCAATCTTTGGCCTTGGGTAAGAAATATGTGTAAGTACGGAGATTTCTTCTTAGGTTTAGAAATGGCAGAAGGAAAAGGTATTGTGAATGTAAGTCCTTTTTCTGTTTATAATACACAAAGAATGGAAGGGGAGACTGATAATCCTAATTATGTAAAATTCCACGTTGAGGATGATACTATGGGTAAAGTTGATTATGAAAACTTTGAAGTAGCTCATTTTAGATTATTAGCAGATACAAACTGGCTACCATATGGTAAAGCTATGATTGAGAATGGTAGAAGATTATGGAAGCAATTATCTCTTATGGAAGATGCTATGTTAATTCATAGAATAATGAGAGCTCCTGAAAAAAGGATTTTTAAGATTGATATTGGTAATATACCACCAAACGAAGTTGATAACTATATGCAGAGAATTATCAACAAAATGAAGAAAACACCTTTCGTAGATAAAACTACAGGTGATTATAACTTAAAGTATAATATGCAGAACCTTAGTGAAGATTTCTATCTTCCTGTTAGAGGTGGTGATAGTGGAACTAATATAGAAAATCTATCTGGTTTAGAATTTAATAATACAGATGATATTGACTATTTAAAAGCTAAACTATTCGCAGCATTAAAAATTCCAAAAGCATATTTAGGATATGAGGAACAAATCAATGGTAAAGCAACATTAGCAGCTGAGGATGTTAGATTTGCAAGAACTATTGAAAGAATACAAAGAATTGTTGTATCTGAATTGAGTAAGATTGCTATAGTTCATTTATATTCACAAGGTATATCTGATGCTAGATTAACTGATTTTGATTTACAATTGGTCAATCCTTCATTTATATATGAGCAAGAGAAAGTTAACCTATGGAGTGAAAAGATAAGGTTAGCTCAAGATATTCAAGGATTAAATATGTTATCTAAAGATTGGGTTTATGATAATATCTTTAAATTATCAAAAGGTGAAGCTACTCAAGAGAGAGAAACAATGATTGAAGATTTAAAAGATAGATTTAGATTCCGTTCTATTGAAGATGAGGGTAATGACCCTGCTACAGAAGATGAAGGAGAGGATATTGAAGAATCTCTGGAAAACATTAAAAAAGAAATAAAAGATAAAGGTGGTAGACCAAGAGAAGGTAATACTTATAAGAAGGATAAGCATCCTTATGGCAGAGACCCTCTCGGAGATGAAGAAAGAAAGAAGTCAGCAAAGAGAGAAAGTACATTTTCTACCCAAAGAATCAAGAATATAGTCAATGGTGTTTCATCTAAAAGAAAGTTTCTTAAAGAAACAGATATGTTGGATGAAAGTAACATTATAGATGAATAAATTCCTTTTAATAAATATTTTTATATTTATATTAGAGATTTAGTATTCTATCAAAATTGGAAGAGAAAAATGAAAAAAATTAGACACAGTAAATTCAAAAACACAGGCGTTTTATTTGAATTGCTCGTTAGACAAATAACTTTAGAGGTTTTAAGCGGTAATTCAAAAGAGAGTGCACAAAAAATATTAAAGGAATTTTTCACTCAAAAAACCGAAATCGGTAAAGAGTTGAGATTATACCAATTATTGTCAGAAGAAAAGTATAAGTCCGAAAATCGTGCAGAAAAGTTCATTGATACTATTTTAGAAGCTAGAACAAGAATAAACTCAAAGAAGTTAACTAAAGAAAAATACAATTTAATCAAAAGAATTCAAGAAGCTTTCGATATTAATCAATTTTTATCATCACCAATTTCAAATTATAAGGTGATGGCTTCAATTTATAAAATATTTGAATCTCAATCATTTAAGAATTATGATATCAAAGATGTATTTAACTCAAAATACACAATAGTAGAAGGTTTGATAGGAACTGAAGTTAAGAATAAGAATAAACTTATCGAAGAGAAAGCACTTCAGCAATTTAAGACACAAACTAAAGAAGAAAGATTCTTAACTACAAAAGTTTTATTAGAAACTTTCAATAAAAAACACAAAACATTAAATAGAGCTCAAAAATCATTATTAAGAGAATATATTAATAATGTGAGTAATACTTCCAAATTTAAAGAATACTATACTAAACAATTAAAAGAAGTTATTACCAATTTAGTAGGTCAACATAAAGTCGTTAAAGACAAGGTTACAAAAATTAAGTTAAAAGAAACTATCAATGTATTGAAGAATGCAAAAATTGGTAGGGTGGTTTCTGATAATCAAGTATCTGCTATGATGATAGCATATGAGTTGATTAATGAAATAAAGAATGTTAGAAACAAAGCTTAAAACATATATTCGTAAACTTGTCCAAGAAGTTGAAGAAGAATTGGATGAAGTGAACGTAACTGGAAACATAGATGGTTACGACACTCCTAATGCTTTTACTGGTGGCAAGAAAAAGAACGAGAAAAAGAGAAAGAAAACTGCAACTCAACTTGGTCATACTATAGTTGGTGAAGCATTCAAAGCTAAAGGATATAAACCGAAAGACCCATTCGGAGCAAGAATAATACAAGCTATTAACACTAACATTACAGAAAGTGATGTTCAAGATTTAAAAAGAGAAGGTGATGATAATGCAAAAATATTAGAAAAAGGAAAAGCTTTTCTTAGTATGGCACAAAATGGTATCAAAGAAGCTTTCAAATTTAAATTTAAAATTCATCCTGATGTTGATTTCCCTATGAGACGAGTAAGGGGGAGTGCGTATTTTTGGTTCAAATCAAGAGAAGATATGGAAAAATATTTAAAAAACTTCCTATCTGATTTAAAGAAGTTAGATAAAATGATTACCATTTATATGAAAAAACCAACTTTAAAAGCTCAACAAGCAATAGTCAAGGAATGGCAAAATGAAATTATGGTTAGTTCAAACAAAACTGGTGGTATGGCTTATGGTATTATGATGTCAGATAAAAGAGGACAATCAATATATGAAGGTAGGAAACCAAAAAGACCTGTTAATAGATGGTTAGAGCTAAAAAATGATGAGACTAGAACACCTAATCAAAAGTTAGCTATTGGTTTAAAAGAGCTAAAATATCAATTAGCTGAAGTTGAGATGTTTTTTAGATGGTACAATAAGATTAGAAGTATGAACGAATTATCAAAAGATAAGTATTGGAAAAGAACACATCGTCATATTTATAATGTAAAGGAAAGATTGATTAACATCGCAACAAGTATAAAGGAGTTAGACCAATGAAAATAACAAAAAGTAGACTAAAAGAAATAATAAAGGATGTATTAATGGAAGAATCTGAATATCAGAAGTTCTTCAAAGCAGCTTTAGAAAAAGCTGGTAAAAGTATTACATCTATGTCAGACGAAGAAAAGAAGAAGTTTTTTAATAAGATTGACGCCGCATGGAAAGCTAAAGGAGAAAAAAGAAAAGATGATTAAATTAGGAGGACTTATCGATTTAAAACCAATAAATTTAGAACCTACTATTACTGAAGGATTCTCAACTTGGGAAATTAGATTTACTCCAATGACAATCAATGGCGTTAAATTAGATAAAAAACCTATTAGAGTAAAAGCTAGAAACACGGTAGAGGCAATCAGAAAAGCATATTATGCAAAGGGTGGTTCTGGTAAGGACTGGGTTGCAACCGAAACAGATTTAGTTAAAAAACTTTAATGGGATATGAAATTAAAAGAATTAAAAGAAATTATAGCAGACGAAATCCAAAACATTAAGTGGGGGATAAACGAAGAACTTTCTGAATCAGATGAAGATAGAATCAGAAAAATTATTCGTCAAGAGGTTTCTGCTATATTTTTTGAATTATTTAAAAAACGAAAGAGTTGGGGAGCATGAAAAACTTATTAATAGAAACAAGATTATTCGAAGGTAGGGTGAACGAAGATTCATCTGGAAGAACTGTTGTTAAAGGAATTCTTCAAAGAGCAAGTGCACCTAACCAAAACGAAAGAGTATATCCAAAAGAAATTCTAATGAGAGAAGCTAAGAAATATGAAACTCTCATTAAAGAAAGAAGAGCATTGGGTGAATTAGACCATCCAGAATCTTCTGTAATAAATTTAAAAAACGTATCACACAATATAAGAGAGATTCATTGGGATGGTGATGATTTATTAGGAACAGTTGAAATCCTACCAACACCATCAGGTAACATTCTTAAAGAATTGTTAAAAGCAGGAATCCTTTTAGGTATTTCATCAAGAGGAATGGGTTCAGTTGAACAAAGAAGAGAAGGTGGAGTAACTGTTGGAGATGATTTTGAATTAATAGGTTGGGATTTTGTATCCAACCCGTCTACGCATGGTGCATTTATGACTCCTGTAAACGAATCTAAACAACATAATGTTGATGTTTGTGGTAGGTTTTGTAAAGCACAAGATTTAATGAGAGAAATTATAACAGAATTATCATGATAAAACTAAAAGATATATTATCAGAGGCTGAATCATTCACAGCTATCAACAAAGATACTGGTAAGGTATCTGTATTCAAATCAAAAGATGCGAGAGATTCCGCAATTAAAAAGGGAACTCACGATAAGAAAAAGGCAGCGAAGGGAGGTGATTCTTCTGCCAAGAAAGATAAACCTAAAGTAAATATTTTTGATAAACCTAAAAAGGATAAGGCAGCGAAGGGAAGTGACTCTTCTGCCGAAAAAATAGATAATGCATATGATGCTAAAGATTTTGAACCAATTGTATCTTCACTTAAAGGAAAAATAGATGACCAAGAGTATAAAGAAATTTCTGGTGAAATGGAAGCATTAGGAAATATGCAAATGGATATGCAGGATTTGGAAGATGATGGTGAGGATACATATAATGAAAAAATGGAAATTGATTCTGCCGTTGAGGACTTACAAGGTAGAATAAAACAAGCTCTTAGTAAAGATAAAAAATCAGAACCTAAAAAATACAAAGCAACAGAACCCCCTAAATTAAGTAAAGATGATGATGGCGAAATGAGTATAGCTGCAGCTAATCAAACTAAATTGTACCTTAATCAAGAATTAGATATGGATGGAGTTGTTGATATAAATTCCATTGGTGCAATTGAATATGGAATACAAGGTTCAGAATCTTATATTCTTATTGGTGATGATGAGATTGGTGGAAAGAAATTTTCGGTTGAATTCTATAAAGACGGAGATGAGACAGGAGATACTTATAAATCATTCGATAATAGTGCAGATGCTATGGCATACGCTAAAGAGTTAGGAAAGAAACTTAAAGGTGGAGCAGGATATACACCTAAATCTGA